TCTACACTTGCACAAGTGAAAGATGTTGTCAATGCTAAAGCTATGAAAGCAGAAGAAGCAGAGACAGAAGAGGAAGTTATCGAGGAAGAAGAAGCAACTACAGATGAAGTAGTCGCTGAAGAAGAAACTTCTGAGGAAGAAGTCATCGAAGAAGAAGAAAGTTATGATGTCGAAGCAGATGTCGCAGCACTTCTTGAAGGTGAAGAACTTTCCGAAGAGTTCCAAAGTAAAGCAAAGACAATTTTTGAAACTGCAATCAAAACTAAAGTTGCAGAAATCAAAGAAGAATTACAAGAGTCTTATGCAACCGCACTCGTTGAAGAGTTAGACAAAATCAAGGAAGGATTAACTGAAAGAGTTGATGGATACCTTGAGTATGTTGCTGACGAGTGGATGGAAGAAAACAAAATCCAAGTGGAAGCTGGACTCAAAACAGAAATGACTGAATCCTTCTTAGAAGGTATGAAGTCACTATTTGAAGAACATTATGTAACTATCCCTGAAGAAAAATACGATGTACTTAATAGTATGGTAGACAAACTTGATGAAATGGAATCAAAACTCAATGAGCAGATTGATCGCAATGTTGCTCTAAATCGTAGATTGGCAGAATCCAATGCAGATGGTATTTTTACCGCTGTATCTGAAGGTCTTGCAGACACTCAGAAGGAAAAACTTGCTACTCTTGCCGAGAATGTTGAGTTTGAAAGTGATACAGACTATCGTGAGAAACTAGAAACACTGAAGGAATCTTATTTCCCAAGCAAAACTAGTGCTCCAAAGAGCACCTCTGAGAATTTATCAGAAGAGGTTTCAACGGATGAAGTAATCTCAGAAGAGGTTGCTCCTAGAATGCAAGCCTATTTGAATATCTTATCTAGAGCTGCTAAGAAGTGAATTTAACATTTATTCAAACAACAACCGTAAGAGGTAAAAACCCAAATGCAAATGTATAACACAGAACATTTGCAGGAAAAGTGGGGACCAATCCTAGATTATAACGGAATTGATCCAATCAAAGATGCTCATAGAAGAGCAACAACCGCTATCCTGCTTGAAAACCAAGAAAAAGAATTAAGAGAAGAAGCATCTTTTCTATCAGAACAACCAACAGTAAACACTGGAACAACAGGTTCCGCAGCAGGTTTCTCTGCTGATGCAACTGCAGGTGGTCCTGTTGCTGGTTTCGACCCAGTATTAATCAGTCTAATTCGTCGTTCAATGCCTAACTTGGTGGCATACGATTTAGCTGGTGTACAACCAATGAATGGTCCAACTGGACTTATCTTCGCAATGAGATCCAGATTCAACAATCAGTCTGGAACAGAAGCACTATTCAACGAACCAGATTCAGCATTCTCAGGTCAGAATGAAGGATTCGACGTAACCACAGGTTTCGTAGATGGTAACGTTGGTTTAGGTACAACCGCACAGAAGAAACTTGGTGATGGTGGAGACACTGACGCAAACCCAGGTCTTCTAAGTGGTGCTGCATCACCTACTGATGCTGTTGAGTACAACGTTGGTGGAGGAATGAGAACTGATTCCGCTGAAGATCTAGGTACAACAGGCGACGCTTTCAACGAGATGGCATTCTCCATCGAGAAAGTGACTGTTACTGCTAAGTCTAGAGCTTTAAAGGCAGAGTACAGTTTAGAATTAGCTCAAGACCTCAAAGCAATCCACGGATTGAATGCTGAGGCTGAGTTAGCGAATATTCTATCAACTGAGATACTTTCTGAAATCAACAGAGAAGTTATCAGAACAATCTATAACGTCGCTGAACCAGGTGCTCAAGCTAACGTTGCTTCTGCTGGAACATTCGACTTAGACACAGATTCCAACGGAAGATGGTCAGTTGAGAAGTTCAAGGGTCTTATTTTCCAGATGGAAAGAGATGCTAACGCAATCGCACAAAGAACTCGTCGTGGAAAGGGCAACATGATTATGTGCTCTGCTGACGTTGCTTCTGCATTAACTATGGCTGGTGTATTAGACTATACTCCTGCTCTTAATGCAAACTTAAACGTTGACGATACAGGAAACACTTTCGCTGGTGTGTTACAAGGTAAGTACAGAGTGTACATTGACCCATTTGCTGCTAACGTATCAAGTACTCAGTACTACGTTATCGGATACAAAGGTTCATCTCCTTATGACGCTGGATTATTCTACTGCCCATATGTACCATTACAGATGGTTCGTGCGGTTGGTCAGGATACATTCCAACCAAAAATTGGATTCAAGACCAGATATGGTATGGTCGAGAACCCATTCTCACAAGGAACAGCTCAAGGAAACGGTGTTCTTACACGTAACAAGAACCGTTACTACAGAAGAGTTAAGGTTTCTAACCTTATGTAATTCATATTACATATTTTTTTCAAAGCAATCCTTCGGGGTTGCTTTTTTTTATGCTTTGTGTTATTATTCGTATGTTAGTCAGAGTCTGAATGTTTAGATGGAGATAATTGATAACTTTATACCAGAAGATCAATTTAATATCATTTACAAGACCATGTATGAGCATGATTTTGAATGGTTCTTCAGTGATAAAATTCTTACACCTCCTTACGAAAACCTACCAGGTAGGTACCAGTTCTGTCATAATATTTTATCAGATAAGGAAGGAATCAATAGTTATCATTATCCAATGTTTAATCATATTCTTAGTAAATTAGGTGCCTATAAAATATTCAGAATGAAAGCTAACTTAACTCTAGGAACTAAGGAACATCAACCAAGTGGGTATCATGTTGATGGTTTTGATGAAAATCATGGTTATCCTGACAACACATTAACATCAATTTATTATATTAATACTTGTAATGGATATACAGAGTTTAAAACAGGAGAAAAAGTAAAGAGTGTGTCAAATAGAATGTTAATATTTAATTCTGAACTGGAACATCAAGGAGTTTCTACCACTGATGAGACAAGAAGAGTCCTTGTAAATTTTAATTTCGTCAAACAACTTGACATGCAACTATCCTTGCCAGTGTGAAGTGTTGCTTTTTTTTGTCAATGTTTGGAAACCTAAATAATGTTACAGGAGGCTAAGACAAATGTTACACTTATTAGGTAGAGGACAAGAACCAGAATGGGATGAAGACAAACATGATATAGATGAGGTCTTTGCTTTTCTGTGTTATCGTGGAATTCACTACGCAAAAACGGTTTATATAGATTTCTCAATGGAAGGTCCTTCTTGGTTTCTAAATAATCCAAGGAAAGAAGACAATGATCAAGAAACTGATTGACTCAGATAACTATATGCTGCATCACCGAGTTGATATGTGCGGTTATCATTTAGATCGTCAAGAATTATCTAAGACTTTAGTTGAAAATATGCTTCATTATGAAGGTGTTGGACTTTCTGCCAATCAAATTGGTATTTGGGAGAGAGCATTTTGTATGATGATTGACTTTGAAACTCAAGAAACTATTACTTGTTTTAATCCAAAAATAATTAAAGAGTCAAAGAAAACAATTCAGTATGATGAAGGATGCTTATCTTATCCTGATGTCTTTATAAAAATTGAAAGACCAAAAACTATTGTGGTTAAGTATGAAGATGAAAATAAAAAGGTTCATAAACAAAAATTAAAAGAATTTATTTGTAGAATTTTTCAACATGAATACGATCACTTAGAGGGAATTGATTTCACTCAAAGATAATAAATAATCAAAAAGATAATGACTAATTCGGCATTCGGAAAGCAAATACAGAATAGAAATTTTCTATCAGGAGTAGCGTTCAAATTTAATTTGGCAAAGTTTCCGAAGGTTGACTTTTTCTCAAATTCTGCTAGAATACCAGAGTTAAGCCTCGAACTTACTAGTCAACCATCATATTTAAAAACAATTGATGTTCCTGGTGAAAGACTTACTTTCGGAGATTTTACTCTTCGTTTTCTAGTTGACGAGAATATGGAAAACTATATTTCTGTTTACGATTGGTTGACAGGACTAGGATTTCCAGAAACTACTAAAGAGTTTGCTGATTTAATTAAAGATAAAGATGGTCAAAGAGATGCAAAAGAAGCATTCTGCGATGGAACTCTTAGAATACTAAACAGTAATTATCGAGAAGTTGCACAAGTCAAATTTAACGATTTATTTCCAACGTCATTAACATCATTAGACTTTGATGCAACAAATACCGATGTTCAATACTTTACAGCAGAGGCAACTTTCAAGTATACTTTATATAAAATATCTAGCAGTGTTACATGAATCTTGAACAAATTCAGGAGATGTGGGAGAAAGACTCCAAGATCGACCCTGATAATTTACATGATGAATCATTAAAAATACCTCAACTTCACTCAAAGTATTATACACTTTATAATACAATTACTTTAATGAGAGAAAAGGCAAGAACTCAGTATAGTAAAGTTAGATTAGAAAGATATAATTATTACACAGGTAAGGCACCAGCAGAAGCATATATTGAAGAACCATTTCCATATAAGGTTCGTGAAAAAGATGCGATTCAAAGACACCTT